GTGAGATATACTGCCTGACCGAGGACGAGGTCAAAAAATACCAAGACGCCTACAGCCAGACCAAAGGCGTGTAATTGACATTACCAAATTTCCGTAGTATAATTGTGTATGATCCACGCAATGATAGATCTGGAGACATTGTCCACAAATCCCAACGCCACCATACTGACCGTTGGTGGTGTGAAGTTTGATCCCTACACCAACGTTGAACCCTCACAGGGAATGTACTTCCGTGTGGACGTGGATTCACAGACAGAGATGGGTAGGGACGTGATGCAGGACACACTGGACTGGTGGGGCAAACAAGACCCAGAGATTATGGAAGAGGCGTTAGGCGACAAAGACAGGATATCATTGGATGCAATGGTTAAAACAATCAACAAGTGGTGCGTGGGCGTTGACGTGTTCTGGTGCCAAGGACCTCTTTTTGACTACGCCATATTACAGAACATATATTCACAACTTGGACATCCGCAACCTTGGCAGTATTGGCAGATCAGGGATTCAAGGACGCTGTTCAGCCTAGTGCCTAGAGAGAAAGAGAACAGGACAGGACTACACAACGCCTTGGAAGACTGCTATTTCCAGGCCAAGAAAGTGCAACGTGTGTACAAGCAACTGGGAATCAAGAATGTCAGATATTAAATGGTACACCATAGATGACCTGTACACAATAGAGGGTCTAAAGATCAGGCACAGTAAAAATCCCAAGACAAAATGGATAAAACTTCCCTGTGTGTATAAAATCAAAATCAACAACAAGATAGTACACGTGGGCAGGTCAGACACCTGCAAGAAGCACGGCGGTGCTGAAAAGGTCAGGAAGGCTTTGGTCAACTTATTAAATATCCACCAGTACAACCCATCTGTACCAAAAACTAAAATCTGGGATCAGATAAGGTTGCAATACAGACCAAATTCAACTAATATAAAGATAGGAATTATAAAAACAAATGCCATCCAAAAAACCTATCTACAAGAAACCTTACGAACCCGTTCATAGCGTAGACGAGAGCGTGTGGATGGGCAACGACTCACCCATAATGGAATCGGATTTCACTTTCGTCTTCAATGATAGATATCCCTGCGTGAAGGGACACAAACTGTTCATACCAAAAGAGAACAACGCCCATTTCGTTGGTCGGTCCTATGGCATGGCCTACGACTATGGCAATGAAAAAATTAGGAGGGGCGAGATAGATGGATTCAATGTGGGAATGAACATCGGTGTGCCTGCTGGACAAACAATTATGTGGCCTCACATCCACTTCATTCCTCGACACAAAGATGACTCTCCAAAGATAGGCGGCATAAGACACGCACATCCAAATGGTGATCACAAAAAGTATTACTGATGGCAAGAAGAAGCAAAAATCCAATATATGTTTCACCCGATGGTGGCGAGACTGTTTACGAACAATTACCAAATGGTGACAGGATATTGGTGGAACAATCACAACGGGCAAAGGATGAAGAACAGGCATACGAGGAGGCAGAAATGGTGGGTGCAGAAGCAATAGAACTGAGGAGGAAGTATCCAGCACTGCAAAAAGCCTGGGACAAATACCTTACCGTATGGCATTTAATAACAGGAAATCAGTGAAATGAACACGTGTTCCAAGTTCACTTTTACCAGCAGTGTGCAGGCGTCTGTGTGCGTTTAAAGGGGTGATTAAATACGATTATGACCAAGTATGTTAGCATCATAGGGAATGGTGAGAGCCGTAGGGGATTTGACATTTCTCCAATGAAATCTTTCAGCACTGTGATTGGATGTAATGCCATTTTCCGAGACTTCGTCACAGAGTACCTAGTGTGTGCCGACAGGCATATGTGTCAACAGGCCGTGAACGCTGTTGGTAAAGGCACCACCATATACACCAGAGACAAGTGGGTGGATCAGTTTGCACATTGGCCCAATGTCAAAATGATACCTAAACTTCCATACTCTGGAGAGAAGAGACAGGACGACACCTTTCATTGGGGCACTGGTCCTCACGCTGGTAATCTTGCCCTCACGTTCAAACCAAAAGCAATATTCATGTTGGGTTTTGATTTACACCCTATAGAGAAAGATAAACCTAACAATATGTACACTGGTTCGGAAGGCTACACCTACATCAAACGTCCCGTTGATCCAAGTTATTGGATATACCAGTTCCACAAGTTGATGGGATATTCTGATCCTGACACGCGATGGATAGTTGTAAATCACGATCGTTGGGTGATGCCAGAGGATTGGAAAAAACACTCTAACGTGTTCCAAGAGACATATGACGGCATGGCCAAGTTCATCAACAAGCAGTTGACAAAAAGCAAATAGCGTATAAAATTACTGTATGATAAAGCCAATGGTGGATCACCTCATGGTCCAGGAGCAGTTGCGGGAACCTCACAAGGAATGGAAGCACATGGTTTCTGTTATCTGTCTCAACCAAACCTATAGGAAACACGTAAAAATAATATTACCAAAACTTTTCGCGAGATATCCCAATCCAAAAGCATACCTTCGTGGCAGTCATAAGACACAACAGAATATGTTGAAACCTTTGGGTATGTGGAATGTGAGACCAAAAAGGATCAGACGGATGACTGAGGAATACCTCAACTGGGATGGATGGGACGTCAAAGATCTGCACGGCATTGGGAAGTATGGATCAGACAGTTATGACATTTTCTTCATGGGCATAATACCAGAAGATGTGAAAGACAAAGAGCTCAGGAAATATCTAAATGACAAATACGATAATATTTTCGAATTTGATGATTGACAAACAACTAGTATAGTTTATAATAAGCATATGTTTGAAAATATAAAGGATGGAGATCTAGTAACTCTAAAACTTGCTTCAGGAGAAGAAGTGATTGCAAAATACGTAAGCGGAGCGGACTCATACATCAGTATTGAGAAAGCACTTGTCCTAATGCAAGGGCCACAAGGCCTGGCGTTTGGTACATTTTTCTCCACCGCGGAACAGGACAAACCCATAAACATTGCCAAGGACAAGATAACTTCTATCGCCTATATCAATGAAAAGATCGAGCAGGAATACAACAGAGTGTTCAGCAAGATAGAGGTTCCCAACAAACCTAAAATCATAACATAATGAAACTCTTTGACAAGCACAACAAAAGCATCACCGCCTTGGTCGACGTTTCGGAATCAATGCTGAACGCAATGGAGAAACACGGCGTGGATCCTGAGACTGTGGCAAACAGACCAGAATTCTCAGTGCTGATACACTTTATAAAGAGTATAATCGATGGCGAGTTAAATATACCGAACGAACTGACGGAACGCATCAGAGATGCCGCGTTCCAGATGGATCTAGATCAAAAGGTCAACAAGAAACTGAACTGATGATCAAGAGGACTCAAGACTTTCAACCCTCTATAAACACTCTGCAAGTCATCAAAACTAGGAGAAACGATGACTTACTACTCAACTAAAACTTACGGACACAACATAGGACTGGCCTGTGTGTTCAGACAACCCAATGCAGACCATTCACACTGCCACCTACTGCACGGATACAGCCTCGCATTCAGATTCACATTCGGTTGCGATCAACTGGACAACAAGAACTGGGCAGTGGACTTCGGATCACTGAAGCCACTCAAGAAATGGCTGGAGGATCACTTCGATCACAAGACCGCAGTGGACATCAATGATCCACACCTTGACAAACTCAAGGAACTTGAGAAACACGACCTCGCTGAGATCGTGGAGTTCGATGGTGTTGGTGCTGAGATGTTCGCCAAACACGCATTTGATTTCGCGGACAAACTGATCAGGGAGCAAACGAACAACAGGTGTTATGTTGTGGAAGTGGAATGTATGGAACACGGAGCCAACAGTGCCATCTACAGGAAAGAATAAATTCATACACGACATGGTGAGGGTGGGCCTCACTGACATTGCCTACTACTTCCAGATATACGACACACCCTTGGGACATCGATGGCTGGATGCTCTCAAGGACAACCTAAAACAGCAGAGGATATTGGAGAAGAATTTCTGTTTCCTGGGTTTCGCAGATTCGAAAAGGAACCTACACTATCTCGTTGGTGAACTGAACCTCAACATCGCAAAGATAAATTCATATGATTTTACTCCTACCTATGAGAGAATAGATCCGTTCAGTGTGGACGACTTCCAGTACAGCAGTAATCTACCCATAGGCAAAGCAGTAGACGGTGATGAATCCAAAACACCCGGCAAGAGGCTTAAGCACGAGGCCTGCAACAAACTGCATAGGCACTTCGAGGAACTGCAAGGAACTGCTTGGAAGGCTTCAGAGTTCTACAAGCAGGCGGACGCAGAAACCAAATACGCAATTCGACAACTCAACAACATCTGTCACGAGATCGAGAGTTGGGTAAATTCGGATCGTAAAAAAGCATTTGAACCTGAGTGGATGAGGCCTTCGCAGATCACGACTTTCCTCAAGGCACCGAGATATGATCTGCAGGATGAGGATTTCGAACTGTTCAAACAAAATAGGTATGACAGGGAGTTGGGCGGAGTGTACCTGCACTGGAGCCAGGTGGGCAAGACACTGTATGAAGTGTTCAGGGATGAACACGCACCCAAGATGACGGAGGCGTTGTGTTCTGAGATAAATCACCAACGATACTACTCCGGTGAGTTCGATGTGGAATGGGGGAAGACCATAACCGAACAGGACGAATTCAAAAAGGAAGAGATGGACGAATACCGAACGTGGTTGAAGGACAATGGTTATGACTGGGAGGATTCAAGACTTTCATTAGGCTACATCAAGATAGGACAGGTGGACCTACAGAGGACATTTGGTACCGATGCATCAGTTGAAGAGATACATAGAGTTATGAGTGACAACCTTGACATCAAGAGCATTAGGACAATATACGGACCAACGATAGAAACAGATTATCCATACACTCTCGACAGTGCGGATTGGCGACACATACAGATGGAGGCATTGAGCAATGGTTGAGAATCACGTGGTCTGTGTGAAATGGGGTAACAAGTACATATCCAAGTACGCTAACGTTTTAAACAGTATGGTGAAAAGACACACCACTGTACCATACAAATTTCATTGCCTAACTGATGATCCCAACGGACTGGATCCAGACATCAACGTGATCAAACTTCCAAACGATCCATATATAAAATCTTGGTGGAGCAAGTTGTGGATGTTTGCCCCTGAGATGCCATTGAAGGGCAACATACTGTTCTTCGATTTAGACGTCGTAATATTTGACAACATAGATCCATTGTTCACACACACCGGCAAGTTCAACATAATCAGGGATTTCAACAGGTGCAGGATCAAGGACTGGAAATTGTCAAACTCCAGTTGTATGCGTTGGCATTCTGGAACGATGAACTATCTTTGGACAGAATTCAAGGACAGATCAGCACAGATAATGCAACAGAACCACGGTGACCAAGATTGGATAACCAAGAGGGCAAAAGACGAGATCACCTGGTTCCCAGAAGAATGGATTAGGTCATACAAATGGGAGATGATAGGACTGAAGGACACGAAGTTATTGAACAAGGACGGAAAGAAATGGTTCAGGGAACCTTGTAAGGTGCAACCTGGTAACCGGGTCGCTGTGTTCCACGGTTCACCCAACCCGATGGAGTGTGCTGATCAATGGGTAATTGACAACTGGAAATGATGCGAGGTTACGGTAAAGTAAAAGTCAAAAGAACAAAACCGCAGATGTCGGAGATTCCTGATGATTGTGGTTATATGCAGAGGTTCAGATTCAATGTTGACATGAATTCAAATGGAATCATGGGCGAGTGCATAGAATGGTGCCAGGTCAACTGTGAAGGAAAATGGGGATGGTGGTTTGAACCTGTAGGTGAGATAGAGAATCCGAAGAATCATTGGGAGAATCAAAACGCATATATGAGTTTCGAAAAGAAATTGGACGCCACGAGATTCTGGATCTCAGTCGGAGTTCAAAACAGTGGAGACAGGCGAGGATAATTAACAGTATGAAATGGTTTGATATTACAGATTCAGCAAAAGCACAGATGGAAAAGTTATTATCAAAAAATCCTGACAAGTACGCTGTCAGTCTAGCGGTGCTAGGCGGTGGCTGTGCTGGGTTCAAATATGATTGGGGATTTATTGAGAAAAAAGAAGATGTAAAGGAAGGCGATGAGATGACCGACTGGGGCACAGGTAGGTTCGTTGTTGATGAGACTTCTATGCTGTACGTCGCAGGCACAAAGATCGACTGGATCGAGGAAACATTTGGATCACAGTTTGAGATTTCAAATCCCAATTCAACCAGCGCCTGTGGTTGTGGAGAGTCGTTTGGCGTATAATGGATACCGCTTTCATAATAGGCAACGGTGAATCAAGAAACATCTTCCCAATAGACACACTGAAGGGACACGGCATCATTTATGGATGTAACGCCATATACAGGGACCATCCTAAGTTGTGCGATCACATAGTGGCAGTGAATCCCAATATGTACGAGGAACTTGCCAATTGGCACAACAACGGCAAGGAGTCCCCCGCCATACATGGACCCGAAGACATCAGCGAATGGAACTACATCTGTGAAGGCGACAAGGAAATGGACGTGCCAAAAGGTCTCAAGATATACAGGATGTGGCGTGGTGGTGACATCAAGAAAGGTGGCAAGATTAAGACCAATGATTTCTCCAAGGCACGTGGTTCTGGTTGCAGTGCGGTTTTGATGGCCGCGGAGTCTGGAATCAAGAACGTGGTCATAATGGCTTTCGACATAATGGGTGCGAGGCAATGGGAACTGACAGGGCCTAGGGATGGTGAGCTCAGCAGGCTACAAAACAACATATACAAAAACACCCTGAATTATCCTAATAGGGTAAGCATGAAGGCATACCTCAAGTACGAATGGATGTACCAATTGAGACAGATCTTCCGTAAATTCCCTGACACCAACTTCCACTTCATAAACAGGAAAGAATACCTCGAAGCAAACCCGTTCCTGAGATGGTACTTCGACCAACCAAACATAAAGTCGGGCATCTACGCAGATCTACAGAGATGGATAGACGGTCATAGGGACGACATACGTTGGAAACAGTTATAGGGTCTTGGTACTGCTGGCGTCCAACTGGTAAACCTTACGCATCTTGACACCTATGCTCTGGGCGAACTTCTTGGAATCACAATTACTGCACACGTGCTTGTAGTCATTTGATGCACGTGCAGGATCCACTTTAGATTTGGGCCTTTGGAATGTTCCTGAACAGGAGTCACACTTGAAAACGTAGATCATGTTACGCCTCCGATAGTTGTGCATGACCCCATATTTGCTCTCCCTCTTGTACAACTTGATGGTCTTGAGGGTTTCTATGAACATATTAGTATTTAATAAATACGTTTGTTAGATTATGCCAAGAATTAATATAGACACAGGAACACTGGGAAATCCAGCAACAGGCGATACTTTACGTACCGCTATGACCAAGATTAACACAAACTTTATCGAGGTGTATGACGATCTCGCAGGTGCATCACTTGGTGGGTTGTTCACCAACAACGAGACAAATGGTGATGTGAAAATACAGCCAAACGGAACTGGCATAGTGGAAGTTGATCAACTACAGATCAACGGTGACAATATCACTTCATTGATCACAAATGGTGATCTGACACTGTCAGGTAACGGAACAGGTGGTGTCGAGGTCGTAGGTGAATTCACAGCCACGTCTGTTACATCAAACACAATATCATCTAATGGTTCAAACGCCGCAATCACACTTTCTGCAAACGGAACAGGTCAGATAGTGCTGTCATCCGCGGCTTCACTGAGTTCAACTTTAGCGGTTACAGGTGCCACAACTTTGAGTTCAACATTGGCCGTGACAGATGCCACAACATTAAGTTCAACATTGGCAGTCACAGGTGCTACAACACTTTCAGGTGGTGCCACGATAGCAGGTGACACAACAACAGGTTCCTTGACTACCAACAGCATTTCATCAAACGGAAGCAACGCTGACATTTCCATACAACCAAGCGGAACAGGAAATGTGGTGATCGGTGCACTGACACTTAACGGTTCAACAATCAGTGCCACTGACAGCACACAGATAAATCTTAATGATCATGTCCAAGTGGACGGAAACGTTGGCTTCCATGGGACCACACCGGTCGCACAACAGAGTGCGATAAGTTACACCAGTGATGGGTCAACAAAAAATGATGTGGCCATCGATTCAATATTAACAGTGTTAAGAAACTACGGCTTGATAGCCTCATAGGGTAAGACATGGCCCAGGAACTAATCAACATAGGTGTTACAGCAGACGACGGCACGGGCGATACAATCAGACGTGCGGGTGTAAAGATCAACAACAACTTCACGGAGATCTATGCTCAACCGAACTTCTCACTGTCTCAACTTTCATTCGATGGCAACGTGATCAGCGCCACACAGTCCAATGCGGACATAGAACTCGCTGGCAACGGCACCGGCACTGTACAGATCAGTGACCTCACAATAGATTCCGCAATCAACATATCCAACAACGACATAAGGGTCAATGATTCGAACGCTGACCTATTACTCACGGCCAACGGCTCAGGATCTGTGTCGATATCAAGTGCGGACGTTAACGAGGGCACGATAGACAACACAGTGATAGGCGGCACGACCGCGGCGGCTGGCACGTTCACGACACTGGCAACATCTGGCACTGCCACAGTTGACGGTGTGGTCATCACGGACAACACGATCACATCCACTTCCAATGCCAACCTTGAACTGACAGGCGAGGGCACGGGCACTGTGTCATTCAATGGCATCAAGTTTCCCACCAGCGATGGCTCAGCAAACCAAGTGCTACGGACAGACGGTAGTGGACAACTGTCATTCTTCACATCACCCATACTTTTCGACAACACAGATTTGACCGACGGAACCGACACCATAACAGGAAACAGTGTGGCACAAACTTTCGACACTTTCAGTACGTCCACCCACAGGAGTGCAAATTACCTGATACAGATATCAGATGGTACCAATGACAGGTACAGTTTGATAC